AAGTCTAAAAAACGTAAAACTTAGTTGTAAAAAAGGTGATTGTGTCTAATATTGATAATATGATAACTGCAACCGAGAGATTACAAGAGTTTTTTGATAATTTATTGGCTTTTTCTGATCAAACTACTAAAAGTCAGGAAGATCAGATACTTTTAGCGGGGTCCATGATGGCTGTAGCTAAAATATTGTATCATAATAACTTATCAGAGATAGAGTTTCAAAAAATTATGGATCATAATGGAAGAGACTTGCTAAATCTTATAAAACCTACTATACATTAGCCATGGCAATCGACACAACAAAAATTAATAAATCAAAAAAAAGTAAAGATGACTTTATTGAGGTATATTTAAAAAAAGGTGAACAAAAAGGTGAACAAGTACCAATTCTTCGTTCAGAATTTAATCCTAAAATACATGATTTAGCAGCACCTGAAAAAACACCAGGTAACTTAAATAAAGCAGAATTGGCTCTAATAGCTGAAGCAAATCCAATTAAAAGAGGTAAAACAAAATCAAAAGCAAATCCTGGTGACGCAGGTGGTTCAATTGCTAAACTAGCAAAAGGTGGTTTCCCTGATTTATCAGGTGATGGTAAAGTTACTCAAAAAGATATTTTAATGGGTAAAGGTGTAATTAAAATGAAAAAAGGTGGTATTGTTAAAAAGAAATCATCTAGAACAAGAATTGCCAAAAGAGGTTTTGGTATTGCAAAGAGAGGTTATTAATGAAATTTAAAAATGCAAAAATGACGATTGTTCCTCAAAAAAATCCATTTCCAAACACAAAAGTTGGTTCAGACGCAGCTATGCTTTTTCCTGCTTTTGTTGTGAAAGATAACAAAGGAACTGGACCACAAGGTCAAACAAGTAGAATGCAGATTAAAAAAGTAGCTTTTAAAGGCGTAAAATAGTATAATTCCTGTTTTAACAAAGGAGGTTCTATGAACTTACTAAAAGATCTATGGTCACACATTAAAGAGTGGAGTGACTGGCAGATGAAAGATTGGATCAAGGCCGCTATTGTAGCGATCGTTGTTATCTGGATAATTAGCTGGATGACAGGCGGAGCAGCATAGTGCTTAATCTTCTCGGTGGCTTACTTGGTGGTGGAAAAGGCGGAGCTTTAGCAACCATTTCAAAAGTTGTCGATGAACTTCATACGAGTGAAGAAGAGAAATTAGACAAAAAAATATTAATGCAACGCTTACAACAAAAGCTTGCAGAAAAGCAATTAGATGTTAATGCAAAGGAAGCCACCCATCGTAGCGTATTCGTTGCTGGGTGGCGACCAGCGATTGGCTGGTGCGGAGCCATGGCGTTATTTTTCGCCTTTATCCTATCTCCCTGTATTGAATGGTATGCAAAATTCTCAGGTGTAGATATTGTGCCACCTGCCATAGAGACTGGGCCCCTTCTAGCAATTGTCACTTCAATGCTCGGCGTATCGGGCCTTCGCACCTTCGAAAAGGCAAAGGGTCTTACTAAGTGACATACGACGAATTAGCAGGTTCCGTAAAATTATCAGAAGGCTTTAGAGATCACGTTTACATAGACACGGAAGGATTTCGCACAATAGGTTGGGGCCATAAAGTAGTACACGAAGATAAATTTGAAGATGGTAAGATTTACACAAAACAAGAACTACAAGAAGTATTTGATAAAGATTTAAATAAAGCAATTGGTCAGGCAAGAATGCTAATGGAAGAACATAATGTATCTGATTTGCCTACAACTGCGCAACATACAATTACCGAAATGGTATATCAACTTGGAAAATCAGGCGTGTCCAAGTTTAAAAATATGTGGAAATGCCTGCAGGAAAGCAATTTTATTGGTGCGAGCTACGAAATGCTCGACTCGAAATGGAATAAACAAACTCCAAATCGTTGCAAAAAATTAGCTGACCAAATGAAATCATGCGAATAGAAAATTTTTTTACATATTATAAAAATCAATTAATTAGTAGACAAGAGCAAGTAGAAGAGTCTATACTAAGAGGAGACGCTAAAGACTGGTCAGAATATAAATTTCTTACTGGGAAATTAGCAGCCCTTAAACAAGAAGAACAGGAACTCACGGACCTGCTAAAAAAACAGGAGCTAGAAGATGACTAAAACAGCAAGTAAGATAATAATGCCAAAACATGTATGGGATGGCAAAAGTGTTGAAAAAAAGAAGAATGAATTAGAAAAGGTACCAACTCCGACTGGTTTTAGAATAGTTTTATTTCCTTTAAAATTAGAAGCTAAAACAAAAGGTGGTATTCATCTTACAGATGAGACAATTCAAGAATCACAAATAACAACAAATATTTGCAAAGTATTAAAAATAGGCCCTAGTGCTTATAAAGATGAAAAAAGATTTCCTGATGGTCCTTATTGTAAAGTAGATGATTGGGTAATTATAACTCGCTACGCGGGATCTCGTATAAAGATTGATGGAGGTGAGTTAAGAATTGTAAACGACGATGAAATAATCGGAACGGTAGATGACCCAAGGGATATACTACCAGCTAACATATTATAAACATGGAGAAGTCTATGCAACAAGTGCAATCAGAACAAGATAAAATGGTTCCAATTGATACGTCTGGTGAGTCTGTAGAAATTGAAATAAAACAAGATAAAGCTATTGAAACAACGGATGATAAAAAAGAAGAAATAGTTGTTGAGGAGCAAGAAACAAAAAATGAAAATGAGTTAGATCAATATTCTGAATCAGTAAAAAAACGTATTGATAAACTAACAAAAAAAATGCGTGAGGCTGAAAGAAGAGAACAGGCTGCAATTGAATTTGCAGAAACAATGAAAAAAAAGAATGAAGATTTTGAGCAAAAAGTAAAAGATCTTGATACTGGCTATACAAATGAGTTTAAAGAAAGAGTTAATACTCAATCTGAAGTTATAAAAGATAATCTAAAAAGGGCTTTAACGTCAAAAGATAATGATGCTGTTGTAAAAGCGCAAGAACAATTAGCACAAATTGCTATTGATCAACAAAGATTAAAAGAGGCTGAAAAACTTCTCCTTGAAAGAGAAAATGCTTCAAAACAAAAAAAGGAAGAAGCTCCTGTAGAGCAGAAATACAAAAGACCTGATCCAAGAGCAGAACAATGGGCTGAGGATAATGAATGGTTTGGTAAAAATGAAGTAATGACTTATGCTGCTTTTGGTATTCATAAAAGACTTGTTGAACAAGAAGGACTTGACCCTAAGTCAGAAGATTACTATAATAGTTTAGACGCTGAGATGCGTAAAAATTTTCCTCAAAAATTTGAGGATACGACTAAGAGCAATCGTGTAGTTCAGACGGTTGCCTCTGCAAATAGATCGACAAAAACTGGACGCCGCACTGTGAAACTCACACCCTCACAGGTAGCTATCGCAAAAAAACTTGGTGTGCCACTTGAAGAGTACGCAAAACACGTGAAGGAGGCTTAAATGAGTACTAGAGAAACAAAAACTACCTCACGCAAATTAGAAACCCGTGAAAAGGATGTTCGAAAAAGGGGATGGGTTCCTCCTTCGAACCTTGAAGCACCAGAACCACCAGAAGGTTTTCACCATCGGTGGGTAAGGTCAGAATATCGTGGTATGTCTGATGAAAAAAATATCATTGGCAGACTACGAAGTGGTTATGAATTTGTTAAAGCAGATGAATATCCAGATAGAATGGATTTACCATCTATCGCTGACGGAAAACATAAAGGTGTAATAGGTATTGGCGGATTATTACTAATGCGTTGTCCGATTGAAGTAAAAGAAGACCGAGATGAATATTTTCGTAATCTTACAAATCAAAAGACAGACGCCATTGAAAATGATCTACATAAAGAAGAGCATCCAGCGATGCCAATCCATCAGGAAAGGCAAAGCAGAGTAACATTTGGAGGCAAAAAATCTTAATGAGTAAGATCCTTTATGTCTCTGAAAAATTTAGGAGACTACTATGGCTAACATAGATCAAGCTTTCGGTCTTAGACCAATAGCTAAAGTTGGTTCTGCCCCTGGTGGAACAACT